AGAGAGACCATTTCCAACGGTCTCAGACTTATTCGGATCAGGTATGGAATTCCATACTCTGAGCTACCGGATCTGAGACCTACGGATCTATCAAGGTTCCTCTCTTTCCTCCTTTTGCAGGGCCGTCAGAGGCCTAGCGTCAAGTTTCCCCGACGCCAAAGGCCGTCTTCGGACGGGCTTTCGACCCTGCAACGTTTGCGCAAGCATGAGAGATGGGAATTAGCCCATTCCGTCTCGTCCTTGAAGCGTAGCCTGCCTGCAGGCTGCCTTTCTTGCGCAAATTCCGAGCGTTCGTCGTGGGAGGCGAACGCTTTCTCCTTACCCCCCTCCTCACCTTCTGACTACCTTCGCTTTGTTAGGAAGGAAGTTTCGAAGATCTTCCCTTACAATTGGGACAAGAACTATGCCGATTTTGTCTGGCGTCATTGTCCAAATGCATCCGCTCGTATGAACAGCAAGAGAGCTGATCATTACTTCGCGGGGAAGGGGAGATCTTTCCGCCGGCAGTGCCTTACTGGTAAGTCCATTCTTGTGGATGAGCCAGTTCGTGCCCGGTACAAGGCTGTCATGAGCGCTGGGAAGAGTAGACCACTAGTAATCTATGATGAAAGTGTCGAAATACTAGCGCCTCTTCACAAGACGATTGAATCGGTCTTGATGAAGCAATCATGGAGACTTGTCGGACCTCCGACGGAGAAGGTAATTTCATCTGCCTGTGTTTACCCTTGCCAGACCTCAGTAGATCTGGTGAGCGCCACAGACAACCTGTCACTTGAAGTGACAGAGGCGATACTGGGGACTTTGCTCAGAAAGTCCCGTAATATTCCTGGTGCGGTGCGTCTACGGGCACACCAATCACTCCGTCCGCTTATTGATTGCGGCGGTGAGGAGCGGGAAGTATCGCATGGGCAGATGATGGGGAGCTACCTCTCCTTTCCTTTGTTGTGTCTTCATTCGTATCTCGCGGCGCGTTGGGCGCTGGCAGGGAGAGAAGGCACAATTCTGGTAAACGGAGACGACACACTCGTCTCGAGTAACGTTTACCTCGAAGCGTCTTCATACCCAAGCGGGTACAAGCTTAACGATCTGAAGACAATTCGTTCAGAAACAGTAGCCGAAATCAATTCGACGGCATTTCTGAGGAACTCAAAGGGCAAGTGGCGTGAGATTCGGCACTTGCGGAGAGGTGGATTTCTTTCTGATTACCACGGGATGCTGCACGGCGCAGCTGCCGTCCGTGGCTCGGTTGAATGGACGAACGCTTTCGTTCGTTCACGAATCGGAAAGAAGTGGGGGTTCTTACCCTCCCAGCTAGGATTGAATCCTAGATCGTATCCCGCTCATGAGCGAGAACGATCGATGTCGAACAGGATCTTCACCTGTCTACCGGGGCCCCCAACAGAGGCTTCGACATCGCTTCTAGCTGTCCGTAGAGAGCTAGATCCCGACGAGAAAATCGCCATGTTCCTTCACCTTTGGGATCATGGTCGGGAGGGAGGTAGGAAGAGAGACGTATTTAATCCCAGGGTGGGAGAAGTACGTCGGACCTACGCGTACAGGACTGTGAAGCCCTGGAGTCGACTTTCCTATCTTGGGAAGTTGAGGTCTTTGAAGTTGACCGCGCGTAGAGAGGAGGAAGAACTGCGTTATCTGCCTGCAGATTACGTCAGTAAGAGGGAGGACGAGATCCTTAGTGAGCTGCGGAGGTTTGGCTCATCAGTATTTGAGGATCTTTAGGGATATGGTCCCTTGGCCAGGCTGTACAATTAGTAGTCCTTCGGCGGCGGTGGAAAACCGCGGCGCCGCAATAAATAGGCGTGTTGGACTGCAGTGACATTGTACGGCGGGGGTAGGGTTATGATTCCTTCGGTGTTACCCGAAGTCGTTCACTTCCCGGTCCGCACCTGGACCGTCCAATGTTCCCGAACATACTAGTTAGTACGACAGTGCTTTAGCAGTCTTGCGATTCAGACTGTGCTAGAGGGAACAGGAGGTGGGAGGAAGGCTGAAAAGCCCCTCGTACCCTGGATGAAAGCCCAGGGGAGATAGGCAGTAGGGCAAGGAAGAATAATTCTACCAGGATGCCTGGTTGGCGCGGTGTCGAACTGAGTAGCGC